ATATGATTAAGTTTCATGAAGCTTTTGATGTCACAAAAGTCGTTGCTGGTGCTGTTACTGCTTCCATTAACCTTACAGTTGATGGTGGTTCTGGTACGGTTGCTGTAGGTCATCGTGTTATCGGTGCTGGTATTACTGAAGTAGTTAAAGTTAAAACAGTTACTTCTGCAACAGTTTTTGTTTTAGACAAAGCTATTACAGTTGCTAATGATATCGTCTTAGCATTTTCAGATTACGCTTCTATAGAAGCTGGTGATACTCAATATGAAGTTACTAGTATCTCTGGTGAAGTGTTGACCTTTCGTCTAAAAGATGATCCTGACGAGGGTGGATTACAAACTATTATCCCTGATAATGCTTTAATCACAAGACGCTGGAGATTTGCAGATTTATTTGATCAACCTCCTGGCCAATCTGATTACAATAAGCAAAATGGTCGTGGAACTGGTGATGAGTTACATATTGTATTATTTGATACAACTGGACTTATTACTGGATCAGATGCAGATGTTGCTGGTCAAAGAGTTAATGCTGTTCTAGAAACTTATGCTAACCTATCAAAGAACTCCAATGCTAAATCTCCTCAAGGAGATAGTATTTATTATCCAACAGCTATATATAATCGATCTGATTTTGTTTATTGGGGAGATCATATTGCTGCTGGTACTAACTGGGGTACAGATACGGCAACTGCTTATACAGAAGTTATACCAGTTACCGCTGTTGAGTTAACAGGTGGCACAGATGATTACTCTGTAACTGCTGGTGAATTAGAACTTGCATACGATAAGTTTGCTGATACTGAAGGTGTAGATGTAAATTTAGTTTTAGGTGGACCAAGTTCTGCTGTTACTGATACTGCAGCTGGACAAGATACTCATGTTACAATGATTACTTCTCTTGTAGAAGGTCGTAAAGATTGTGTAGGATTTGTTTCTCCATATCGTTCTGCAACAGTTGGTATTGCAAATTCAACTACACAAACATCAAATGTAACAGAAGCATTTGAATTATGCCCATCGTCTTCATACATGGTATTTGATAGTGGTTACAAGTACATGTACGACAAATACAATGACGTATATCGCCATGTTCCCCTAAACGGTGACATTGCTGGTCTTTGTGCAAATACTGATGGTGTTGCAGATCCTTGGTTCTCTCCAGCTGGATTTAATCGTGGAAATATTCGTGGTGCAATTAAACTATCTTACAATCCTTCTCAGGGTGAAAGAGATCAGTTATATCGCTTTAGAGTTAATCCTGTTATCAACTTCCCAGGCCAAGGTGTGGTTCTGTTTGGTGACAAGACTGCTCTTGCAAAACCAAGTGCATTTGATCGTATTAACGTAAGACGATTATTCTTGGTTCTTGAAAAAGCAATCTCAACCGCAGCTAAATTCCAACTCTTTGAGTTCAACGATGAGTTTACAAGGGCTCAGTTCCGTAACTTAGTTGAACCTTTCTTGAGAGATGTTCAAGGTCGAAGAGGAATAACAGACTTTAAGGTAGTCGCAGACGGTACAAATAATACCGGCGAAGTAATTGACCGTAACGAGTTTATTGGTGATATTTACATCAAACCAGCTCGTTCTATCAACTTCATTACCCTAAACTTTATCGCAACTCGTACAGGGGTCGCCTTTAGCGAGGTAGGAGGTTAATCATGGCTAGTATAGATGACTTTAAAGCTAATCTAATTGGTGGTGGTGCTCGTGCTAACCAGTACAGAGTAACAATTACTCCACCGCCTGGAATTACAATTGGACTTGATGTTCGTAGAACTTCATTTCTAGTAACTGCTTCTAACTTACCTGCTTCAACATTAGCAGCAATTCCTGTACCATTTCGTGGAAGAAATATCTTTGTCTCTGGTGATAGACCAGCACCCGAAGCATGGACTACTACATTCATGAATGATACAGACTTCATGATACGAAATGCAATGGAAAGATGGCAGAATGGAATTAACGATTACGCTGAAAATACTGGCGTAATTACTCCTGCTGATTATCAGACTGATTTGACTGTAGAACAGTTAGATCGTGATGATACTGTTTTAAAGAGTTACATCTTTAGATCAGCATATCCATTGACAGTTGGTTCAATTGATTTGACCAATGAAGAAGCAACAACAATTGAAACCTTTGAAGTAACTTGGCAATATCAGCACTTTGAGCCTTCTGGTGTTTCGTTCTAATTTTAACCTACTAAATAGAAGGTAGGAGATATTTTAGTATGGCTGAACTTTTCGGGTTCCGTATAGAAAGACCAAAAAAAGCAGAGGGAAGTGTGCCGTCATTCACTTCCCCTACTGCTGATGATGGTACAATTGATGTTGCTGGAGGTGGCTTCTTTGGTCAAGTTCTAGACACAGATGGTAGAGAACGTACCGATTTAGATTTAATTCGTAGATACCGTGATATTGCACAACAAGCTGAGTGTGATACTGCAATCGAAGATATTATCAATGAGGGAATCGTTTCAAATGAGAGTGATCAAGCAGTACAAATTACTCTTGATCGTTTACCATATCCAGAGAAAATCAAAAAAAGAATAAGAGAAGAATTTTCTGAAGTATTACGACTTCTTCATTTTGAACAGAAGGGTCATGATATATTCAGACGTTGGTATGTTGATGGTAGAATATTTTATCATAAGATCATTGATACCAAAAATCCTAGACAGGGTATTGTTGAACTTAGGTATATTGATCCAGTAAAAATCAAAAAAGCTAGGCAAATTCGAAAAAATAAAGACAATAAATCTGGCGTTGATATAGTTAAAGCTGAAGATGAGTATTATATCTATAACGAAAAAGGTTTAGGTCAGTCAGGTGGTAGTAGTGGAGGTTCTGGAATAAAAATTTCAGCAGATGCAATTGCCTATGCACCATCTGGACTTATTGATGGTAATTCTGGTAGAGTTTTATCTCATTTAAATAAAGCAATTAAACCTGTCAATCAATTACGTATGATTGAGGATGCACTTGTTATCTATCGTATATCACGAGCTCCAGAAAGACGTATCTTTTATATTGATGTTGGTAATCTTCCTAAGATTAAAGCAGAGCAATATCTCAAAGATGTTATGAATCGTTATCGTAACAAATTGGTGTATGATGCAACTACTGGTGAAATCCGTGATGATCGAAATCATATGTCAATGTTGGAAGACTTTTGGTTGCCTCGGCGTGAAGGTGGTAGAGGTACAGAAATTACAACTTTGCCAGGCGGTTCTAATCTTGGTGAGATTGATGACATTCAATATTTTCAAAAGAAACTTTATAAATCTTTGAATGTTCCTATTTCTCGTATGGATTCAGAAGCAGGATTTTCTTTAGGAAGAGCATCAGAAATAACAAGAGATGAACTTAAATTTACTAAGTTTGTACAACGTATTCGTAAAAAGTTTGTACCTTTATTTACAGACATTCTTAAAACACAACTGTTATTAAAAGGAGTTATTGCTCAAGAAGATTGGCCAACAATGCAAGAGCATATTCAATATGATTTCTTACAAGATGGCCACTTTTCAGAACTTAAAGATGCAGAACTTCTTAATGATCGTATTCAAACACTTGATTCAATTCAATCATATATTGGTACATTCTTTAGTAAAGAGTATGTATTGAAGAAAGTTTTACGTATGAATGATGCAGAGATTGCAGAAATGAATGATCAAATTAAGAAAGAAATTGACATTGATCCAATGGATGGTGGAATAAGTTTACCAGATGGTGGAGATGGAATTACAAGGTATCCACAAGATGGCAGTGGTGGTGTTGTTTCACCAGATCAAATGCCAGATTATGAAGAACCAGAAAAAGAAGGAAATTAATTATGAGTAGAGAATTTGTAGATGCAATATCATCAGGAAATAACATAGGCGCAGAAGAAGTATTTAAATCTACTGTGGGTGCAAAAGTTGGTGATGCTTTAGAAATAAAAAGAAAAGATTTAGCAAACACTTTTGTAAAAACTATGTCAACAGAGCCAGAGGGAATTGATGACTCAGAAGTTTAGTGGAGTGTATACATCCGTAATTGAGAAGGATGAACACAAAAAATCTAAGGAATATAAGAAACTTTCACCAAAAATGAAAGATGCTATTGATATTATATTTCAGAAAATGGATTCTAAACCTTCAG